TGGTGTATATGGTGAAGGTTCATCTCCTATTGAACCTGGATTTCCTGCTGCATTAGATGCTGCATGTGACGCAGATGAACAAGGACTGAGAACTGAAAATGTTAATGAGAGATCAAACAATAGATCTAGTGGTGGTAGATTAGCTGCTAAGTTGTGGGGTATGGAATGGTTGGACAGGTATTATCAACTATCTCAAAAAAATAAATTTGATGCTTTTGCCCATCAGTTGTTAGCAGCAAGTAAAAAAGAATTGCCAGGTATGGGTCCATTTATTAAAGTATATGGTAGATAAATATCTTGTATAAATATTAGTTATGAAGACACTTCTAAACTTTTTAACTGAAGCAAGACAATCTAACGCTGTCGTTAAGGCCAGAAGAATGGGTCTTAAAACGGACGGTCATGGAGGTTGGTATAATGCTCAAGGAGAATTTGTAGCAAAGACAGAGAAGGGAGAATTAAAGTTCTATAATAAAGGACAGAAGGCTGGAGAGAAAGATACACCTAAAACTGCTAGACCTGAAGGTCCAGTGCAGCAAATGGCAAAGGATCGTGAAGATGATAAGTTAGCAGGAGCACCAAAACAGCAAGCTCCAACAGGTGCTACAGGTACAAAAGAAAATCCACTTACTGTTGCATTTGGTAGGTTCAATCCACCAACAACAGGACATCAAAAACTCTTTAGTGCTGCTAAAAATATAGCTGCTGGTGGAGAACTTAGGATATATCCTTCTAGAACAGTAGATCCTAAGAAGAATCCTCTAGATCCTGGTACTAAAATTAAGTATATGAAGCAAATGTTCCCTGATTATGAGGAACAGATAGTAGATAATGAAGATATGAGGAGCATTTTTAATGTTCTTACTGCTGCTGATGAGGATGGATTTAAAGAAATCACTATTGTTGTAGGTTCGGATAGACTTGGTGAGTTTAAAAGTCTTGCAAACAAATATAATGGACAACTTTACAACTTTGATCAAATAAATGTTCTTTCTGCTGGTGAAAGAGACAGTGATTCCGATGATGTAGAGGGAATGTCTGCATCAAAGTTAAGAAAAGCAGCAGCAGAGGATGATTATGAAGCATTCAAGAGAGGAATTCCTAAGACTTTGGGTGAAAAAGAGAAGAAAAATCTATATAATGCTCTCCAAAAGAGTATGAAAACAGATAGTAAAGATAAAGAGCAGAAAGAATCTGTTGATATGTGGGAAATTGCACCAATTTTTGATCCAAAAACTCTCCGTGAGAAGTATGTTAAGAAACAAATTTTTAACATTGGAGATCTTGTAGAAAGTCTACACACAGGGTTAATTGGTCGTGTGATGCGTAGAGGTGCTAATCATTTA